CATTCTGTTCTCGACGAACGGAATTGCTGCCTTGTTTGCACAGCTTAAGACGTTCCCGTTGCTTGCAATTCAGAAGCAAGTTCTGCGTAATATGAAGTTTGTAGATCAAGAAGCCTTTGCTACTTTCTTCTATGGACTGGCTACTGCTGCTACTGCGTACACGGCTGCTCAAGCTGTTAAGGGCAACACTCAGAATCTTAACTCGGAAAAGATTGCGAAGGGCGCTATTGGCTACAGCAACATGACTGGTTGGATTCCCATGTGGACAGATCCAGTTATGAACGTGCTTGGTATTGATAGCCTTAAGTTCAATGAGTACACTAGAGGAATTGATAGCAACGTGTTTGCTGTTCCGGCTTCTATTACTACTCTGAACCGGATGGCTAATATCCCTGGTGCTTTGTTGAATGTTGCTACAGGCGACTACACTAACAATGATGTGCGTGCTCTACAGACAACGCCCCTAATTGGCAACCTGTACGGTTTCTCTGCCGCTCTAAATGCAATGAAACATAACAAAAAGAAACCTGAGTCTGAAGAACCTACAGAGCAGCTTACAGCACCTGAACTTGCACTACAGGCATTGAAAGAATATGAAAACCGTCCCTATTAGATATAACACAATGATTGCTACTTAAAGGAAATTTCAATTGGCGTTCTCCCGTGTAACTAAGATAGGGGATGGCGTATCGACGCAGTATCCAGTAAACTTTACGTTGGGGTATATTGATCCAACTCATATTACTGCGCGCGTAGGGAACGAGGTTGATGGTCTTGGTAATCCTGTTTACCGAGCCATCACGTTCCTTGGACCTAACCTATTTCAAATTGCAGGTACGCCCGCAGGAATTGGCGTACCTATTGTATTCGAACGTACTGTTCCTAAAGAATCGCTTATTGTGAACTTTAGTAATGGTGATGTTCTTGATGAACTGAATCTAGATATTTCTCAGCTACAGACTATTATGGCTGTGCAGGAAGTGCTGGACGGTAGATTTGCGTCTCTAGGTAGAGATTTGGATTTTGCTAATTTTACTGGTATTAACGCTAGGACACCTACTGCACCCGCAGACCTAGCCAATAAACAATATGTAGATGACCGCACAGGTGATCTTGTAACGCAAGTGCCGACGATTTTAGCAGCAAGTGCTGCGGCTACTGCGGCAGCTACTGCTGCTGCTGCTAGTGCTGCTGTTAGTGCCGCTGCTGCTGAATCGGTCAACGATATTACCGATTATATAAAGCGTTACGGCGTGACGCCTTTTGATTTCGGGGCACTTGGACAAGGCGCGGATGAAACTGCGCAACTAAACGCAGCTATTGAAGCCGTTATTACAGGCGGCGGCGGAACCGTGTGGTTGCCCGCACCACCTTCCGGCGCGTGGCGGTTTAATGGCCGCATTCAAATGTTCAAGCCCGGCGACCAAACAAGTTACCTCAGGGTATCAGGAGTTGGAGCCAAGGCGCGCATCGAGATTGCCGCAACTAGTGGCGATATTTTCGATTTCGGTTCGACGTCAGAGACATTCTATGCCGATCTTGAACACCTTCATGTCGTGCATCTGAATGCGCGAACCTCAGGCATTGCCTTGCGTTATCGCAACAACGCCAAAGGATCGGTATGGAAATGCGTTTTTGATGGGCTTTACTCAGGCATTGACACTAATCGGGTTAACGATTTGACTTTCGAGGATGTTGACCTGAACTTCCCGAACGCCACCAATGGCCGTGCCATCAATCATCAGGCCAGCGTTGCGCCGGCCGCTACGCGCTCTGATGTGATCGTCTACAAAAATGTAAACGTGCAGTGCAACAATGGCGGTACGGACGGGATGTTTATTGAGGGCCCTGTTTATGGCGTGACCACAGACGGGCTGTATATGCTGGGGGCCAATAACGGCCTTTACATAAGTTCGCCGTCTAACGACCCAAACGAATTTCCGCAATATTGCCGGTTCAGTGTTTTTGAGACAGATCGAGCAAAAGATCGCTCTCTTTACATGATCAAGGCGCGGTATTTCGACTTTGAACGGTGTCTGTTTTCCAACACATCCGGTGCAACCGGAGATCTTTTCCCACAAGGTAACGCCGACAATGAGGCTGTTCGCATTGAAAGTAATGTTCAGGATGTGAACTTCGACCAAACCCGCATCGGTTTCTGCCGCAAACAAGCGGCGGTGATTGGCGGTCAGAAAATCCGCATGCTCGGTTGTACGTTTGAGGACGCGGCAAAGGACACACCTACGGATTACGCATTGGTCTATATGCCGGCTACCGCCCGCGTCGTCCATCTGCGCGACTGTTTCGGAGACGGCGCAAACCGTGCTCGCTTTGCAGTGCAATACGAAAGCGCTGTCACTGGCAAATGCGTCGATTTCGCGTGGAAGGGTATGAAAGCAGGCGGAGCTTTCAGTGCAGGCGCTGCCACTGGTTTCGTGCCGGCAGGTCAGTATCAATACTAATATTTATCAAGGACGCTGCGTATGCAGATTCACGAGTCATTTTCAACGTATGCAACCGCAGCGACTACGTATATTATCGCTATCGTTAGCATGTTTTTTGCAGGGTTTATTTCTTACTACAGCCATATTGCGGCTGTGCTAGGTTTCCTGCTATTAATCGCCCGCCTTGTGCAAGAAGTGCCGAAGGCGTGGAACGTTCTATTTAAGAAAGCAAATAAATATGACGACCTCTAAGGGACCCGCATCAGAAGGCGCTCTTGGTGATCTGCATACTAAGGTTGCCAAGGTGATGATTAATGCCTTGGATAAAGTTATTGCGCAGCAAGAAAATCCAGCGCAGGATGAGAACGGTAACGACGTAGAAGTTGTTATCAATCCTGCTCTAATCTCTGTAGCTGTAAAATTTCTTGACTCGAATAAAATTACGTGTGCCCCGGAAGCTGGAAACACAATGTCTGAACTTGAACAGAAGCTTGCTGCTAAGGCAAAAAAGCGTCGTCAGGTTGGGAACGTTGTGCATCTAGAACCAGACACAGATTGATTTACAAGACGGCTGCTACGGTGGCCGTCTCAATAAATCAATTATAATGGAGGCCAGATGGCCGGTAGAGAGACAGAAGAACAGGCTCTCGAAAGATGGCGGAATCTTGAGCTTCTACAAAAACATTACGCCAAATTTGAAGACCTACTAGTTGACGTTATCGAAGACTTTATGGGCTTTAAGTGCTCCGAACTACAAATAGATATCGGAGAGTATCTTGCTAACGGTCCTCAGTACCGAATGATCCAAGCACAGCGTGGACAGGCTAAGACTACTATTACTGCTATTTATGCGGTGTGGCGTCTTATTCATGATCCGTCTACGCGTGTGCTTATTGTATCGTCTGGCTCTGATATGGCCGAGGAAATATCTAACTGGATCATCCAGATCATTAATGGTATGGATGAGTTAGAGTGCATGCGTCCTGATCGTTCTGCTGGTGATAGAGCCAGTGTTGAAGCGTTTGATATTCACTACACTCTGAAAGGGCCTGAAAAGTCACCTTCTATCAGGTGCATTGGTATTACATCGAACATGCAGGGCAAGCGAGCAGACCTGTTAATTGCTGACGACGTAGAGAGTTCTAAGAACAGCCAAACTCAGCATCAGCGTGCGCGCTTGCTACACCTTACGCTAGACTTTACCTCGATTTGTTCTACCGGAGATATTGTCTGGCTTGGTACACCGCAGAGTATTGATAGCGTGTACAATACGTTGCCAGGACGTGGGTACGATATTCGTATCTGGCCGGGCAGGTATCCTACTAAAGAAGAAGAAGCTTCATACGGGCCGTATCTGGCTCCGTTGATTAAACAGCGCCTCGCAAAGAACCCTAGTCTCCGTACAGGAGGCGGGCCTACTGGCGAACGCGGCCAAGTCACCGATCAAGTGCTACTTAATGAAGAGGCACTAAACAAGAAAGAGATCGACCAAGGCGCTGCTTACTTCCAATTGCAACACATGCTTAGTACTGCATTGTCCGATGCAGAGCGGTTCCCACTTAAGCTACTGAACCTTCGGGTTATGGCCTTTGACAGGGACGAGAAGCGGGCTCCTATGATCCTGAACTTTGCTCGTACTGATGAGCATAAAATTCAGCTTCCTACGGATCATCCTGTGCATAAAGAAAGCATATTCCGTGTCAGTAGTGCCGAAGATTTTGGTGCACTAAAGGGCGGGCATATGTACGTCGATCCGTCTGGTGGCGGTAAGAACGCGGATGAGCTTGCATACGCAATTACAGGCTTCCTTGCTGGCCGTGTCTGGCTGTACGCCGTTGGCGGTATGCCGGGTGGTTTCACAGAGAGACAACTGAACTGGCTTACAGAAGTTGCTAAGCGCTGGAAGCCTAGTCATATCAGCATCGAAGAGAACTACGGTAAAGGCGCGTTCCGCGCTGTGTGGGAACCGCATCTAATTAAGGCGCATCAGTGCGGCCTTGAGGACGTGTGGGAGAGTGGACAAAAAGAACTACGTATCATTGATACACTAGAGCCCATGATTGGCTCTGGTAAGTTCGCTGTGCACGAAGACCTGCTTGTTGAAGACTGGAAACAATGCCAACAGTACCCTGCCGATAAGCGCAGTACGTACAGTATGTTCTGGCAGATGTCTCGTATTACACGAGAACCCGGTTCTCTGCTGCATGATGACCGGCTAGACGCTGTTGCAGGTTCTGCCCGGTATTGGGTAGAGGCTCTAGCGCAAGACGAGGCTAAAGCTGCCGCTGCTGCAAAGCAAGAGCAGTACAGAAAGCTTATGAATAACCCGCTTGGCGACGGTAGGAAACTTCCGGGTTTCCACGGTCTGCATACTAATACTCCTAACGCTCTGAGTAAGTTTCAGAGACGATTCTAAAAGGCTAATAATGACTAATGAAACCATTACTGAACTTGATGCTGGGGCTGTTACTGAATCTGGCAAAGTTCAACTTTCAGAAGTGGCGGAGCAGGCTAAGGAAACCCCCGCAGTAACTGCTGTTACCGGCGTTTCTGCTAATTCAGCGCTTGTTGAGTGGCCGCGTGACGAGTGGGGCTCGCTCTCGAAGCTCCGTAAAGAGCTTCTGCTGGCTGCTAGTAACATTCGCGGGCAGGCTGACAAACAAGAAGTGTTCTTAAACACCCTTAAGACTGCTGCCTTGCACGCTCTTGCGCGCTTCGACGCAGATAAGGCGGCTATTGCAGCCGAGGTCGAGTACGAAAATACCCGTATTGCCCGGCAGAACGGTACTGGTCGTGTCTACGGGACGCCTGTGCAGGACTAATACAGGCCGAGTACGGGCTATAGAGATTCCCGAGCGGGGATTAGATCGTCTAGGTTGATCCTTTCCTAGGCGAGGCAGGGAAGGCCCGCCAGCGGGCGTTTCGATCCGAGGCTATACACGTAGCTGCCGGGTCTAGATCGCCAGCCAGCGGGCCGCTCTGCGGCTCCTGAGCGGTACCCTGCGCCCTAGGTGCCAGCCGGATGCTCGGGGTCGATAAGACAAGCCTTAATCGGGCTTTATAAATCACAATTTTACATGTAAAACTATACAAGGAACTATAATATGGCTCTGCCGAATTTCTTTGAAGCGCAGCGTGCTGCGCCTGTTCGCGGCAATCGTACTGCTACTCTTACTGCCAACGGTCAGATTGTTCTGCCGGCTGGTGTTATGCTCCGCCGCATCTACTTCCGTAACCGTACTGCTACCGCTGTGACGGGCGGTATCCGTATTGGTACGTCTGCCGGTGGTACGCAGATTGTTACTGCGCAGGCTATCGGTGCTAACGCTATTGTTTCTGCCCTACCGACGATTGAGAATTATCAGGCTGCGGCTCAGACTCTGTTCGTGGAAGCGGTGACTGCGTGGGCTGGTGCTCAGGTTGACGTGGTTGTCCAGTACGAGGAAATCACTACGCGTACGCAGCCGTCTGATAATAACGTTCAGACCTAATAGCACTAATATCCTGTGCCTGTTAATTCGGGCACAGGTACTCTTTTAAGGAGACTATATTGGTCGCTCAAAATTCTAGTATTCATAAATATCAAGATATTGTTGCTGTACAAGGCGCTGCACTTAATACCAATTTGTTTGATTCCGAGGTTGGCTTGTTCGACTACGGCTTTTTGGAACTGTCTGGTACGTTCAATGCTAGTGTGCAGT